CAACTGGATGCACTACTTGAAGAAAACGCGGATCTTAAGGCACAATTAGAAGGTTAATATGGCAAAACCATCATCTAGACAAGGACTCATAGACTATTGTTTACGTCAACTTGGTGCTCCAGTCCTTGAGATTAATGTAGACGACGATCAAATTGATGATCTAGTTGATGATGCTATTCAATATTTTAATGAGCGCCATTTTGATGGTGTTGAAAAGATGTATCTTAAGTACAAAATCACTGAAGATGATGTAACTAGAGGTACAGCAAAAGGAACTACTGGTACAGGAATTGTACAAACAACTGCTACCGATACTTCCAGTAGAACATATAATTTCTATGAAACTGAGAACTATATTCAAGTTCCAGAATCTGTAGTTGGAATTGAAAAGATTTTTAAATTTGATTCTAGTTCCATTTCTGGTGGAATGTTCAGTATTAAGTATCAACTATTCTTGAATGATCTTTACCATTTCAATTCAGTTGAACTTCTTCAATATGCAATGACTAAGAGTTATCTTGAAGATATTGACTTCTTATTGACTCCAGATAAGCAAATAAGATTTAATAAAAGACAAGATAGATTATATCTAGATATTGATTGGGGTTCTCAACCTGCGGGAGAATTTATTATACTTGAATGTTATAGAGCATTAGATCCTGCGGCATTCACCCAAATCTTTAATGATAGTTGGGTAAAGATGTATCTTACTGCACTTATAAAGAGACAGTGGGGTAGAAATCTCAGTAAGTTCAGAGGTGTTAAACTTCCTGGCGGAATTGAACTAAATGGAGGTGAAATTCTACAACAAGCAGAATCAGAAATTGCAGACATTAAAGGAAGAATGATCTCTGAATATGAATTACCACCCCTCGACTTTATTGGATAATGGCACTTAATCCTTTCTTCCAGCAAGGCACTGCTGGAGAGCAGAGACTAATACAAGATTTAGTGAATGAACACCTACAATTTCATGGTGTAGATGTAACATATATTCCAAGAAAATTTGTTAATAGAAAAACTATAATAGAAGAAGTACAGACTTCAAAGTTTGATGATAATTATACCATTGAAGCCTACATTAATAACTATGATGGATATTCTGGTGCTGGAGATATTCTAACTAAATTTGGTGTAAGTATTCGTGATGAACTGATGCTTACAATATCAAGAGAAAGATTTGAGGAATTTGTTGCGCCATTTATGGCAGGTCTTGATGATGGAACAGATAATAGTGAAATTCCAACATCTCATAGACCAAGAGAAGGTGATTTAATATACTTCCCACTCGGACAAAGATTATTTGAAGTTAAGTTTGTTGAGCATGAAGATCCTTTCTATCAGTTAGGAAAAAATTATGTTTATCAACTTAAATGTGAACTCTTTGAATATGAGGATGAAGTCATTGATACTTCAATCGACTTTATTGATACTCAAGTTCAAGATGAAGGATATATCACTACACTCAATTTAATTGGTGTTGGTAGAACAGCAACTGCTGTTGCGTTTATTCAGGGAACTCAATCAAGTGGATATATCAAAAATATATTCTTAAACAATGATGGTAGTGGATATACTTCAATACCAACAATTGGAATAACTAGTTCTCCAACTGGTCAAGTTGGTGATAATGCATCTGCTGTCGGTGTTTTAACAACTAAAGGCAATGTAACTTCTCTAAAAGAAATTTTAATCATTAATGCTGGTGCAGGATATACTGTTGCCCCAACGATTAGCATAACTGGTGGGGGAGGTGTTGGTGCTGCAGCAACTGCACAACTTATAACCAGTGGTTTGGGTGTAATAAGATTTAGCATCACGGATTCTGGTGTTGGATTTGGAACTTCTCCAATAGTTACAATTGATGGACCACCAATTAATGCACAACCTGTTGATGTTAATGTAACAACAACAGTTCCAGATAATTTCTCATATTCAATTTCTGAGAGATTTGATTCTGAACTTACAAGATTCGATCAAGAATTGACGTTTGATAAGAATTCATAAATAGAAGAAAGTACGTTTAAATAATGGCACTACTAGGTATATCAACGGGAACAACACCAAATGATGGTACTGGCGATTCGCTGATTGTTGGTGCCGATAAGGTTAATAAGAATTTTCAAGAAATTTATAATGCTATTGGAAATGGATCTACCATCTTTGCAGGTAGTCCAAATATGCAGGTTGGTATCATTACTGCAGGTATTGTTACTGCAACATCACTTTATGGTGATGGATCTAACCTAACAGGTGTTGGTGCCGATGTAACTCTTCAAGATAATGGAACTGGAATTGGTACAGCGAGAATTATCAATTTTGGAGATTATCTCGACGTATCTTCAATTACTCCAACAGGAATCTGTACAGTAACTTCTACATTTGTTGGTAGTAATCAACTTGGAGTAAGAACTGATATTTCACAGACAACAGGTTCAATTGCAGATGATGCAGCAGCAAATATTCAGTTTGCTGGATTTAAATCATATACACTTTATAAAGTTCAAACTTCTGCCGCTGCCTGGGTAACTCTATATACCAATACTTCAACAAGAACGGCAGATGCAAGTAGAAATATAAACACAGACCCAGCAAACGGTTCTGGTGTCATTGCTGAAGTTATTACAACTGGAGCACAAACTCAATTAATTACTCCGGCAACTATTGGATTTAATGATGATAATCCTGTCACAACTACAATTTACGCTAAAGTAGTTAATAAGAGCGGAAGTACACAAAATATTACAGCAACTTTAACTATCCTCCAATTAGAAACCTGATGGAAGAATATATTGTAGTCGCTAAAGATCAACATTGTCTTCAGTCATTATATAATGACTTAGAGACTTCTGGTGGAACATCTACAGTTCCAGAAAGATCTGTAGAATGTTGCAAAAGAAAACCTGCAAGCAGAAGTACACATTACATGCTCAATCAAGAAGAGGTGAAAGTACTTCTAAATGATGATAGAGTAGAAGGAATTGATTGTAAACAAATTTTAGATGAACATATAAAGACTCCATTTTATGAGCAGCAATCAGATTTTTTTAATAAAGGAGCAGGAAACAATTCATCCCATATAAATTGGGGTCTTTTAAGATGTACTGAGGGGCAAAATAGATATGCTTGGGGTGCTGATGGTATTCCAACACAAGTTGGTGTCGCAACTGTAACTCAGACTGGAAAAAATGTTGATGTTGTAATCGTAGATACTATTATAGATCCAAATGATCCAGAATTTGCAGTTAATTCAGATGGAACTGGTGGTTCTAGAGTAATTCAATATAATTGGTTTCAACATAATCCGCAAGTCACTGGAGGATCTGTAGGCACTTATGACTACAATCTAATTCCATCAGATAATCATGGAAATCATGTTGCAGGAACTGTTGCCGGAAATACTCAGGGTTGGGCAAGAGATGCTAATATTTACAACTTCAGTCCATTTGGAGGAGATGGTGTAAATAATACTAATCCAGACCCAAGTGGAGCGGATACGTATGAATATATTTTACAATTTCACTTAAACAAACCAGTCAATCCAAAAACTGGCAAACAAAATCCTACAATTATCAATAATAGTTGGGGAGCGATAATTACTAGATCGCGATCTCCACAATCAGAAACTGATCCAAATAAAGTTGATTACATATATTATAGAGGAAATTTCATTGAAGGACCACTGACAGATGCTCAATTAGAACAGTATGGTGTAATGGACTTTACCACGTCTGGTGGAGCCTTTGGTGCAGGACAAGTAAAAATGGGTGCCGATAGTTTTAGTGCTCAATCAGCAATAAAAGATTGTTTAACTGCAGGAGTACTTGTGTTTAGTTCTGCAGGAAATTCAAAATATAAAATAGTTAAAGATCAAAATGATCCAGATTACAATAATCAATATGGTGGGTATACAACCTCTTTTGGTGGTAGATATAGATTTAGTAGTACATATCATACGGGAAATTATGTAGCAACTAGTGGAACTACAATTATTGTTGGTGCAACAAACTCTGCAGTTGTAGATGCTAAAAGATCGTTCAGTGATTGTGGACCTGCTGTTGGTGTATATGGACCAGGAACGAATATTCAATCATCTGGATTGAATAGTGGTGTACCAGATCCAAGAAATTCAGCATATAAAAGACTTAAACTCAATGGAACCAGTATGTCTTGTCCACAGGTTACTGGAGTAGTTGCTTGTCTTTTAGAAAGATATCCAGAAATAACTCAGGCACTAGGACAATCTGGATATGGTGGTCCAAAAGTTTCAGGTTCAAATGATATTCAAGATTATATTGATGAATATTGGAGCAAAGATCAACTCTTAGATACAGGTGGAAGTTATACTGATGAAAACTCTTTACAGGGTGGACCTAATGTATATTTAAAATTCCAAAGAGAAAGAGAATATAGTGGTCAAATGATACCAACTCATAAAATGTGGTTTGTTAGACCATCAAGTGGAAGTGTTTGGCCAAGGAAACCTCCAACTAGATATGAGAGATAGGATAAATAGTAAAAAAACTATTCGTCATAATGCCAGCAGAAAGAGAAAATAAATTTGCTAGAGCTAGGCATCATTTGAGGTCCACTCATTTGTTAGAAGGTCCTACAAATAATACTTCTGGATATTTTACAATTGAACCAGAAGTCTTTGAAACTATTCCAGCAGTTCGTGCTCCGCTAAATTTAGTGGCAGATGATTCCTCTCTGGTAGGAAAAGACACTTCTGGTTTATTTGATAATTTAGGTAATTCATTGGCAGAATCTCCACCAGGAGATAGTAGTTATATTCTAGGACCAATGGTTAGTGTTTACTTTCCAGACGGTGATTATAGTGCTATTGGATATATTCAAAAAGATACAAGAAAAGTAATTAACCTTGCCAGAATCCCAGGAACAGTTAGTGGTTGGGGTATTGGTGGTAATGTTGAAGGATTTACAAGTTATAGTCAACTTACGTTAGAACAGGCTCTATGGTATAGGGATAAATTAATTAATGGAAATACATCTTCGTATAGAGTATTTTATATTGGTGTTTTTGAGCAATTAAATTCCGAAAATCCAAATGTTACTGATCCTAGTGCTGGAGTTGATATTGATGAATTTGGTAGATGGTTAGGAGACATTATTGATTCTGGGTATGTTATAGATCCAGAAACAAAGAAATTAATTAAAAAAGGTAAAAAGGGTCCAGATCCTGATATGCCTCCTGGTATTGCAAATCCAAATTTTGTTGACGGGTGGAATAAACTTGTATCTGGTGGTCTTGAAGGATTGGGAAACTTCTTTGAACCATTAAGTGCATTGGCATACGCTGGCACAACATTTGGTGCTTTTTTGCTTCAACAGCAAGGTATTGTTAACTATGATAAGAATAGTCCTTATGAAGCAAATTTACCTCCACAAGATAGTCAGGCAATATCTGATTCTTTAAGTGATGTAATGAAAACAATTCCCCAAGAAAGATGGGAAAATTTAAATGGTAATGATTTGAAAAAAATTAATGATGCACTCAATCCAGGTTCTGGTCCATCACCATCAAATCCAGATAGACCTGAAGGTGTAAGAATAAACACCGACGAATATCATAATATTGTAAACAATATTGGAAGATCGGATGCATTTAAGGGTCAAGTAAAAACTGACAAAAATGGCAATCCATACATTAGTGGAATAAACGATAATTATGTCTTTACGGGTGATGCTGATGCATCTGTAAAGGGTGCTCCTGAGTTAATTAAATTCTTTGGGCAGTCTTTTGGTGCTCAGAATGATCCAAATCGTGCTGGTGGTGGAGACTATAATTATGTTGGAGATTCAGAACCAGGTGCTTTTAGTACTGATCCTGATGCAAAACCAGTTACAAATATTAAATTGAAAAATATGCCTATACGGGTAAATTTGCCTGAACCAACTAATTCAAATTTGCCAGAAAGTAATATATACAGATATATAAAGGCAAAAAAAATAATTAATGAAATTAAAAAACCATATATTCTTCCAGAAATAAAGCAAGAAAAGGTAAAGTATCGTCCTAAAGTTAATAAAACAGAAACAAGATCTGTTGGCGATGGTCTTATGAAGAAAGCAGAAGTTCCAACGTCTTTCAAGAGGATTGAGGATACTATGTGGAAAAAGCAAGAGCGTCATTTAAATGCAAGATTCTCTCAAGAGAGAAAGAATATGATTCTGGATACAGTTGGAACTTCAGATCATGCTTGGGAATATATCACGGATCGTAGTGCATCTGGTAATGAGTCAAAGATGTATGAAAATTTTGGTAATGGTATAAAAAATAAAATTATTGAAAAGAAAAAAATTGGCAATGATTACATCATAAAAATGTATAATGAACAAGGAAAAGTTGAAACTGTGACTCAATCAATTCTTAATGAAAGACTTCAGAAACAATATGAATTAATTGAGCAGGAAACTTTGAATGCACCCAATGACCCTATGATTAAAAGAGTTAGAAATAAACTCTTAAGTGGAATTGATTATCAAGATAAACCAGCAAAACTTGGATATCCAAATGAACCACCATTGCCACTAGGACAAGATGGATATCATGCAAATTATGGTCAGAGGATGGATTATTATAAGAGATTAGATAGGCATAGTGCAGATACTATGAATATCCCTGGAACAGGTAATCCTAAGATTGATAAAAAAGTTGATAGTCAGACTACAGAGAAGAAGTTGAAGACAGTAAGGGAACTCCTTAAGAAAAATAAATAGTTCGTTGGTATATCAATAAGATGGCAAGAACAATACCAGGATCAGGAGCAGTAGTATCAGCAAATTTTGATACCAACTTTGGGGTATCAGGTTTTACAATATCTAATGGTGGTACTGGTTATGCATCAACAGATCCCCCAAGAATTGATATAACAGGAACTACGGCACCATCTGCATCTGGTTCCTTTTATCCAATCATAGTTAATGGTGTAATACAATCTATTAAGGTATTGACCGCTGGTTCTGGTTATTTTCCATTAGTATCTACAGCATCAACCGCTGTTGGCATTTCTTCTATAGGATATGATGGAAACGCTAAAGTTCTTAAATCAATCTTACTTAGAGATGCAGGTAAAGGATATAGTCAATCACCAACAGTAACAATTTCAGATCCAGAATCAATATCTGGTATTGGAACGTATCAATTTAATGAAATTGTTATTGGATCTAGATCTTTCCTCAGAGCAAGAGTAAAAGAATGGGATGCTGATACGTTAGTTCTTAAAGTTGCTAATGTTGGCACATCTAAGACTGCACCAGATGGTAAGTTTTTTAATGGTGAATCTATCGTAGGTGAAACATCTGGAGCAAGTTATGCTACCAGAAATTATGTACAGGACGATACTTATGATAAATATACCGAGAACGATGAATTTGAGACTCTCGGAGATAGTCTTATAGACTTCACGGAATCTAATCCCTTTGGAACTTTCTAATGTTAGGTCAGTATTATTACCACGAAATAGTTAGAAAAACTATTATAGCGTTTGGAACGTTATTTAATGATATTCATATTCGTCATCAAGATGGTGATGATAATGATATTAGTGATATGAAAGTTCCTTTGGCATATGGTCCCAGTCAGAAATTTTTAGCAAGACTTACTCAACAGTCAGATTTAAATAAGGCAGTTCAAATAAGTATGCCAAGGATGTCATTTGAGATGACATCAATTCAATATGACTCTACTAGAAAATCTAGTCTTATTCAGACATTTAAAACTTGTGATGACGGCAGTAAAGTAAAGAAAGTCTTTATGCCTGTTCCATATAACATTGGATTTGAACTCAATATTCTGTCTAAATTAAATGACGATTCACTTCAAATTCTTGAGCAAGTTTTACCATATTTTCAACCACATTTCAATTTGACTGTAGATTTAGTTCAGTCTATTGGAGAAAAAAGAGATATTCCTATTGTCCTCGAATCAGTAAATTTTCAAGATGATTATGAAGGAAACTTTGATACACGCAGAGCACTGATACATACTTTACAGTTTACTGCTAAAACATATCTGTTTGGTCCTATCGCAGATAGCAGTGATGGTCTTATCCGTAAGGTTCAAGTTGATGTCTACGGTAGCACTGATCGTGCAACTGCTAAACGTGAAATGCGCTACACAGTCACACCAACTGCTAAGGAAGATAAGAATGCTGATGGTGTAATCGATCAAGCAGATCATGATCTTCTTATGCCAGGTGACAACTTTGGATTTGATGAAGACTGGCAGTTCTTGGGTGATGGTAAGAAGTATAGTCCAACTAGAAAAACGGATATCTAATAATCATGAATAATAGTTATGAGTCCATTGATAATGCGCTTGATATTGAAAGTAGCATTGTTGAATCAAAACCAGTAAAACCTGTTCCCCAAAAACAGGAAAGAAATGATATAACGAAGGATTATGAATATACTCGTGCTAATTTATATTCTCTCATAGAAAAAGGTCAAGAAGCAATAAA